CAATTTTTGGACCAATTTGTCTACGGGCGGAACATTCAAATTAGGTGTTAGATGTATTTTGGACAACATCCTGGGCAAATCACACGTAGTTGATAAGTCACCAAACCAGACATACTCTGAATAATATCTGGACAGATAATTAACTCCGTAAAAACCACGAAGGATAACTTCTATTTCGAGCTCTTGTCCTAGCATTCCAGCGGCTCTAATGAAGTATCTTTCACCGGCGTTGACATTGCTGATGCCAACGGCGATGGCGTCATCACCTCCAAACTGACCTAAGGCATGATATGATTCATGTACATCAAGTCCGGCAAGTCTACGACCAAGGTAATCGTTGAACTTAGTTGTGAAGGTGTTGAACACGGCGGTTTCACCCGACCCGCTACCACGGATCAGGTTCATAAGATATTTGATTGCATGTTTTGTTACTGCGGTTCGTCCGTATTGTTTCTTATGCAATGCTTGCACTTCCAGGAGAAATTCATCACTAAAGAAGGCTTTAAATATCTTATCTTCCAATATCCTGGACGGCTCACAAATGTGACCATCCATTCTACTGTAATCTCCTAAAACGACGTTTTCGGCGTCTTTGCAGATCTCAGCGACGCACATCGCAATTTGTTTAGGATTCTTACCAAACGTATACCATTTGCAGTTGGTCATGACCCAATCAGCTAACGAATAAATATACCTAGCATATTCAGCTTTGACATTGCCAGGATATGTTGTGATAATGCGAGGATCTTTCAAGCCCTGATATGGTTCGGGTTTCAAGAATGTCTCACACAATTCATTAGATGTGCCAAGATCGGCACGATTGAGTGTGGCTCGTTGCGAAGGTCTTTTCTGACGCTCATAAACCACATCCATGTCATATGGTGCACGCTTGACATCTAAGTCAGCGAACACCATCGACACGAAATGATCCATTTCATCAAGAACAAACTTTGATATTCCACCACTGGTCAACTGTTGTGCTACAGCACTAGGTTCGTTGACTCGACCATCAATGGCGGCTTGCTCATTTGACTTAGTTTTGGCAGGGACAAATGAGGTTGGCAAG